TCAGGTGCTGACTACGCTGCTGAATAATCCGAAGGTTCATCCTCAGTTGGCGTTCGCGCACAGCGGTCTGTTCCTCGACCCCGAAAGTGCTTACTTGCAGAGCAAGGAGTATTGGGAAGCGAACGAGCAGAAGGAAGCTGAGGAGATGGAGAAATACGTTAAGTCGTTAGGTGATGACGATGAAGAATCCGTACAGTAAGACAGATAAGACGATTGCTTATCTGAACCGACAGTATGCGAAGCTGTTCCGCAAGGTAACATCGTTCGACGAACTGAACGTGATTTCTGTATCTCATGAGATTTACGACGAAGCGTTAAAGGTAACCGAACAGGAGGCGACACGTCTTGTGAAGTCGGTGTACGACAGCTACTCCGAATCCGAGGCGCTTCCCGCGTCGGATGCCCACGATTTCGTCGTGGCGCTGATGGGTGCCTATAATCCCGTAACGAAGTACGTCTACAAGAACGAGCTTGACAGAAAGAGATCCCGATTCGCGGAGGGTGTTATTTCGAGCGACACCCCTCGCGAAGAGGTTGAACTAGCGAAGCGATTGCTGGTCGCTTTGAACAAGCAGTTCGCGGATGACGCTACGTTCGATGCGTTGATTAAGGCATATGAGGATGACGGCGTAAAGAAAGTCCGATGGGTTACAGCAGCGGACGACAGACGCTGTCAGGAATGCAAGGCTAGACACCATGTGGTGTTTGATATTGATAACATCCCTCCGAAACCGCATCTGCATTGCCGGTGCTATGTAGAGAAGGTTAAGGATTAATACATAGGAGGTGGTCGGCATATGACACCCGTTAGATGCCCTAAGTGTGGTCGATTGCTCGGCTACTTCGAGGGCAAAGGCGAAATTGTCTGCACCCGTTGTCGCAAGGATGCGAAAGTGTTCTTCGACACAGAAGCAAAAATCATTGAACTGAAAAACAAAGAGCGCATCTGAGCGCCATTACCCTTGCGCAGGGGTAGTGGCGTTCTTTTTGTTTTCGGACAGGGAAGTCCTTAAAACGCAAAAATCGTGAGGGAACACGTTAAAACGCAGGAGGAATCAAAATGGCAAAAATCGATATCAGCAAAATCGAAGGTTACGAAACCATGACCGTTGAGGAGAAGCTGGCAGCTCTGGAAGCCTATGAGCCTGACATGAGTGGCTTTGTGAAGAAAGAACTGCTGGAGAAAGCTAATTCCGAGGCGGCTGGCTATAAGAAACAGCTCCGTGAACGTATGACCGAGGAAGAGGCTGCCAAGGCCAAGGCTGCCGAAGACATGGCAAGCGTTATGGCGGAACTGGAAAAGTATCGCGCAAAGGATGCCATCAACGAGTACACCGTCCAGTTCTTGGGCATCGGCTACGATGAAAAGCTGGCAAAGAGTACCGCTGAAGCTCTGCATAAGGGCGATATGGCAACCATGTTTAAAAACCACGCCGTGTTCGTTGCTGAACACGAAAAGGCAATGAAAGCAGAACTTCTGAAAAGCACTCCTACTCCTCCTGCGGGAGACGGAGATAAGGGTATCACAAAGGAAGCATTCCAGAAGATGACCCTCGCTGAAAAGCAGAAGTTCTTTGCAGAAAATCCTGACAAATACAAAGAACTTTATGGAGGTAATTAATTATGGCTCATCAGGTTTATGAAAATTTTGTCCTGGCAAATCAGATTGAAGACCAGTACAACACTTATCTGGATCTGGCTCGTTTCTGCACCGTTGATAACTCTCTGGTCGGCACTCCCGGCATGATTAAGAAGATCAACGTCTATCGCGCAACTGATGGTACCGAGAAGCTGGCAATGGGCGCTGGTAACTCCAAGGATATCGAAGTCTCCTACACTGAGGAGGAGTACGAAATCCTGATGGCTCAGAACCGCTTCAAGTACTTCGACGAGCAGGAGATGACCGATCCCATGGTCGTCGAGACCGGTCTGCGTCACATGGCAACCGATATGTTCAACCACATCAACGACGACATCTACGCAGAGTTCAACAAGGCAACTCAGGTTGTGACCACTTCCGTGTTTGACTTCAACGCTTTCGTTGACGCTGGCGCTATGCTGAACGTCGAGAATCTGGATGGCATCGAGAAGTTCGGTCTGGTGAACCCCAAGGATGTCGCCAAGGTCCGCAAGGCTCTGAAGGATGACCTGAAGTACGTTGCTGAGTTCTCTCGCCACGGCTACATCTCTACCGTTGGTGACTGGAACCTGTACACCTGCAAGCTGATTCCCGAAGGCACCATCGTTGGCGGCACTAAGGATGCTGTCACTCTGTTCAACAAGCGTGGTGTCGAGGTCGAGCAGGATCGCGACGGCGATATCCGTCAGAACACCATCTGGAGCCGCAAGTACTATCTGGCTGCTCTGACCGACGCTACCAAGGCTGTCAAGATCACCATCGGTGGTTAATTGACACCCTTAGATAACGGAAGGAGGAACAGATAATGGCTATTAACACTTATGGCATTACCCTGAAGTGGGGCGAGTCTGCCGAGGCACTGACTAAGGTTGTCGACATCAAGGATTTCCCTGACATGATTGGCGATCCCGAGATGCTGGAGACCACTACCCTGTCTGATGCACAGGTGACCAACATTCCCGGCATCAAGTCCAGCGACACCCTGACCTTCACCTGCAACTACACCAAGGAAGATTTCACCGCTGTGAACGAGGTTGCTGGTACTGCTCTGCACTATGCGCTGGAGTTCTCTGATGGCTCCAAGTTCACTTGGCAGGGCCAGCACACCTGCGGTCTGCCTGGTAAGGGCGTGAACGAGGTTGTCGAGTTCACCATCAACATCGCAGCTTCCACTCCCGTGGAGTTCGCAACTGTCTAAAAACTGAATTGGGGCGGGGTCTTCCCCGCCCTTTTTCGAAAACAACAAACTTTATTAAAGGAGAACGCCAATAATGAGCAAAATCAATCTGACTTATAACAAGAAGGATTACATCCTCGAATACAACCGTCAGAGCGTCAAGACCATGGAGAGCCAGGGCTTTGTTCTGGAGGAACTGACTGCGAAGCCCATGACCATGATTCCTCTGCTGTTCAACGGTGCATTCATCAAGAACCACCGTGGCATCAAGCGCAATCTCATGGATGAGATTTTCGAGGAGGTCGGCGACAAGACCGCTCTCATGGAAGCTTTAATGGAGATGTATGCTGAAACCCTGTCCACCCTGACTGATGGCAACGGAGAGGGAAACGCAACGTGGGCGATGGTGAAATAACCTCGCCCCAAAAAACCTTTACTGAATTCTTCGATGAAATGTTCCCTGCATACCTAGCAATGGGTATGAGTTGGACACAGTTCTGGATCGATGAGCCGGAGCTGGCGGTGGCTTACCGTAAATCAGAGATGATTAAAAGGCGGCGAAAAAACGAAGAACTGTGGCTTGAGGGCGTGTATGTAGCCGAAGCGTTGAGATCGACGGTCGGCAATATGTTCTCGAAGGGACAGAATCATCAGTATCCTGCCGAGCCGTTCCCGATTACGGCTGATGAGCAACAGGAACGCCGTGAGCGAGAGGAAAGAAACAGAATGGAGCGAATGAAAGCTGCGTTTATCGCAAGGTCGCTCCACATGAATGCAAAATTAGGAGGGAAACCCAATGACGAGTGCGGAGAAAAGAACGGCGCTGGCGACCACGCTGGCACCTGATACTGACACCGACGAGGTGCTTGACGGTGTGCTGGCAGATGCGGAAGCGCTGGTGCTGAACAGAATGTATCCGTTTGGGTACCCCGACGGGACGGTCGTGCCGTCTCGATATGAGCGGATTCAGATTCAGTTGGCAGCGGAACTGTACTCGAAGCGTGGTGCAGAAGGACAGAACAGCCACAGCGAGAACGGAATCTCTCGTAGTTGGCCTGAGAAGTCTGCACTGCTGAATCGAGTGCTGCCACACGTAGGGAGTGTGACCACTGATGCGTGATTTGATTCGAAATAAGCGAGAACTGTGGTATGCCATCCAAGTGGGCAGTACGCCGATTCTGGACGATTACGGTAACGATACCCTTGAGGTAGAGGCGGCTTTTTCCTCCCCCCTCTACCTCATGGCCAACGTAAGCGCCAATGTGGGACAGGAAGCCACCGAGGTTTTTGGCGCTCAGACGGCATATAGCCGCGCAGTAAGTATCACTGGACGGAATTGTCCGTTGGTTGAGGGTTGCCGTGTGTGGTTTGGCATCGAGCCTAACGAGTCGGAGACCAATTATAACTACACTGTCGTCCGTGTGGCAGATAGCAAGAATGGCTATCTGGTAGCTTTGCGAGAGGTGACTCCGCATGGCTAACACCGTCCGAATTAACGGTATCTCGGAAGCCACCATCGAGGCGGCCGCTCAAGAGTTGCGCCGATACGCCGAGTGGCTGGAGCGGAAAGAAAACGAGTTGCTGACCAAGTTAGCTGAACGCGGTCGGGATGTCGCTAGTGTGAAATTCGCATCCGCGAAATACGATGGCACGAATGATGTGTCCGTTAGAGTGGACAGTACCGGCTCTGTGGCTGTGATTTACGCAGAGGGCGAGGCTGTAGCGTTTATCGAATTTGGCTCTGGTGCCAGAGATGGTTATGGACATCCGAAAGCCGGAGAACTTGGATTTGGACCTAGCACTTGGTCTCTCAGCGAAGAGGGCAAAGGTCATTGGGATAACCCTGACGGATGGTATTACGAACATGGCAAGAAGTCGCATGGTAATCCTCCTGCGATGGCTATGTACGATGCTGTACAGGCAATGACGGCAGAAATAACTACGATTGCGAGGGAGGTCTTCGGTTCAGCATGATGATTGATTTTTCCAACGAGATTTTCAATGCGGTGGCCACAGACCTCCGTTCTGCATATGAGGGAATCAAGGTAGTTGGCGAGTACGTCGCATCCCCTACTGTGTTCCCTACCGTTACCATTGATGAGATCCAAAACATTCCGACGAGTTTGGACAGTGCGGAACAGCCTAAGTACGCTTCCGTTGTGTATCGGGTTCAGATTTTCTGCAATGGTAGCGGAAAGAGAGCGAAAGCTCGTGAAATTTATGGAACCGTGGCACAACGTTTGAGTTCGCTGGGTTTGGTGGGCATTACCTATACCACTACCCCGGCTATTTACAATTCCGAGGTCTACTGCATCACGGGTACGTTCCGTGGTGTGATTGACCGTAACGGAGTGATTTATCGAGGCTAACGGTAAGGAGGTGTTTGTATGTCCGTGACCATTGACAGTCTCGACATTCAAATCAAATCCAGCGCCGGGAGCGCAGCAAAAAATATCAATGACCTAGCGGATTCCCTCTCGAAGCTGAACAGCAGTGCGAAGGTAACGAAGATTGTTAATTCTTTGGATAGGTTGAATGGTGCGCTTTCTGGTTTAGGAAGCCACCTCGACACAATGACTAGCTTGTCGATGCTTTCTAATGCGTTGGCAAGGCTGGGCGCAATTCCGAAGATGACAGGCTTGCAGAGTGCCATCACTCAGCTCAAGAGATTGCCGGAAGTTATGGGCAAGCTCGACACGGCAGAAGTCTCCGAGTTCGCATCGCAGATGAGAGTGCTGGCAAACAGCTTGAAGCCTTTGTCGAAACAGATTGATGTTATCAGTAAGGGCTTTTCTCAGCTTCCCTCTCAGGTCAGCAAGTGTGTGACCGCTGTAAAGCGGTTGGATTCTGCTAACAAGTCTGCTGCTAAATCCACTAAAGCACATGGCGAAGCGGTGAACAACCAGAGTTTCAACCTCTTGGCATCCTATGAGCATCTGTCGAATGTGTTCAGCATGGTTCATGGAATCCAAGATGCTTTCGCAAGATTGCTGAATGGTGCTATGCAGTGGGACGGCATCACATTCCAGTTCGGTCGTGCATTCGGCGAGGATGCTGAGATGGTTCTGGAATACGCCGACAAGGTCAGCAAAGCGCTGAAAATCAACAAACAGCAGTTCATGGAGTCTGCCTCCCTGTACGGCTCTCTGCTGAAGGGTTTCGGCGTTGAGCAGAAACAGGTAACTACCATGGCCGTGGGTCTGGCAGAACTGTCCTATGATATCTGGGCTGCTTACAACAACCGATACAAGACGTTGGATGATGCATCCGAGGCTGTTCGTTCCGCTATCACGGGCGAAATCGAGCCTATTCGAAACGCTGGTATCGCGTTGACTGAGGCATCCATGCAGGAGTATCTCGATTCTATCGGCATGGCTCATGTGAGCATGGAGAAGCTGACCGAAGCGCAGAAGTCTGAGGTTCGTTACGCCACGATGGTAAACGCAGCCATGAATCAGGGCATCATCGGCACGTATGCACGTGAGATGGAAACGGCAGAAGGTGCTGTTCGTACTCTGACTCAGCAGCTCACAACGCTGGGACAGGCGATTGGCTCTCTGTTCATCCCGATTCTGAAGGTTGCTTTGCCTTGGATCTCCGCGTTTGTTGAACTGATTACCGAGGGTGTTATCGCTCTGGGTGCGCTGTTCGGCATCAAGTTCCAGGAGATTGTGTGGGGCGATTCGAGAGGCATGGCGAAAACCGCTGAAGGTGCGGGTGCTACGGCTGATGCTTTGGGCGACGCAGCTAAGAGCGCAAAGGCTATGAAGGATTACACCATGGGCTTTGATGAACTGAACGTCATTAAGCCTGACAGCGGAGCTAGTGGTGGTGCTGCCGGAGGTCTTCCGGGTGCTGGTGGCGGAAGCCTTGGTCTGGATCTCGACACGCTGTGGGACGAGGCCGTTCTCAAGAGCGCAAGCAAGCAGATTGATGAACTGAAAGCGAAAATCAAGGAGTACATCAACGAGCATAAGCTGATGCTTTCTGTTGTTGGTGCAACAGGTGCATTCCTTGGTCTGATGAAAGTCCTGAGAGGTCTAAACAGCCTTATGGGCATCACAAAGACTGTTGGTAATCTGAAAACGGCATTTGCCGGAATCGGAGCCGCGGCTGTTGGTCTCAAGGCTGGAGCAAAGGGCATCAAGGAATTTTTCCAAGCAGCGAAGCAAATGTCTGGCGAAGTCGGTTGGCTGAAAGCGTTGTTCCCCAAAACAGCGACGATTCTATCGACGGCTGGTGCATGGGTTACGGGTACGCTTGTTCCTGCGCTGAAAACTGCTCTGATGCGGGTTCCTTCCCTTCTAGCTACCGCTGTGAGGTTGCTTCCTTGGGCAGCGGTTATCTCCGCCATCGCCGGAGCGATTGCTCTGGTCGTGATGGATTATGACTTCACCGACATTGGCTACAAAATCGGCCATGCTCTGGGTACTGCGCTGAAAAAGGTCGGCGAGTGGCTCGGCGCGGCTGGTGATTGGATTGCGGATGTCGGAGCTGGCATCAAGGACGGCGTTCTGGCTGCTATTGAATGGGCGAAGGACAAGTTCGACATCAATAGCGTCACCGACCTCATTAAGCTGGTTTTCTCTCCGAAGTCGTGGATCGAGAAGATTATTCCTGCAATGATTGAAATCGGCGCAGAGGTGCTTCCCGGTCTGTGGGAGGGCGTTAAGGATGGCTGGGATAATTTCTGGGGCAATATCGGAGAACTGATTGACGGCTTCGTACAGGGCTTCAAGGACGCACTTGGCATCCACTCCCCTTCTACTGTGTTCGCCGAGATTGGTGGCTATATCATCGAGGGTCTGACGAACGGTATCTCCGAGAAGTGGGAATCTCTGAAAACGTGGTTTAACACGAACATCGCACCGAAGTTCACCAAGGAGTTCTGGGCAGCTAAGTGGGAGAACGTTCGCAAGGGCGCTGTCGAAAAGTTGATGGAGATCAAGAAGGGTATCACCGACAAGGTCGGCGAAATCACTACTTGGTTTACTACAAATGTTGCTCCCAAGCTGACCTCCGAATACTGGATGACGCTGTTGGACGGCATCAAACAGGGTGTCGCAAACAAGCTGGCAGAGGTTAAACAAGCTGCCATCGACAAGTGGAACGAAGTTAAGGAGTGGTTTAACTCCAACGTTGCTCCGAAGCTGACCAAGGAATATTGGACAGAGAAGTTTGCGGGATTCAAAGAGGGTCTGAAAGCAGCCGTAAAGGCTGGTGTTAATAGTGCGATTGATTTGCTGAATCAGTTTATTGATTGGGCGAACGACGCGCTGAACATCACTTTCGACGGTCTGAGGAACCCCTTGACTGGCCAGTGGATTATCAAGCCTATGAGCATCCAGTTGGCTACCATTCCCAAGATTCCCAAGCTGGCAGATGGTGGTTTCGTTGGTGCCGGTCAGATGTTCATCGCCCGTGAAGCGGGTCCCGAATTGGTCGGTAACATCAACGGCAGAACCGCTGTTGCGAACAACGACCAAATCGTGGCTGCTGTGTCTCAGGGTGTTTACGAGGCTGTCGTTGCGGCTATGAACGGAAACCGTGGTTCTGGTGGTCAGAACGTCAACGTGTATCTGGATGGCAAGCAGATTTATGCAAGCGTTCAGAAACGCGAGTCCGAACGCGGTATGCAGCTCGTGGGCAATCAGCTCGGATACGCATACTGATACGTATACTGATACGCATACATAGAGCGCCCCCGTGAGCGCCACTTTTTAAACGGAGGTGTTCTGGATGCCGATTCCGGCTCTTATTACTGTAGACGGTGTGGCATGGCCCGAACCGTCTGAATACAGTGCCAACACAAGTACCATCGTGGACAGTGGTCGTAACGTACAGGGCAAGGTCGTCGGAGCGGTGATTCGGTCTGGCGTGAGCAAGATTGAAGTCAAGTGGCGTTACCTGACCGCACAGCAGTGGGCATCTGTGATTGGCCCATTCGACACTAATTTCTATGTGTCTGTCCGATTCTACGACCAGAGTTCTGCTGGATATGTAACCAAGCAGATGTACGTTTCCGACCGCAAGGCGGGTATGTGGCGTAGACACCCCGAAACCGGCGAGATTATGGGTTGGGTAGGCTGTTCCCTCTCGCTCGTGGAGGTGTAAGCCATGATTGCTGTATCTAACGCATGGAAGGCTGCGCATCTTGAAACGCTGGTGCCTGTATCCGATATTCGGATTGAATACAACGTGACAGAGCCTGGCGTACAGGACGAGGCTGTTTCCACAACTACAGCGGCAGAGGAAGTATTCTCCTCTGTGGCAGATGTGGTTAACGAAGAGGCTTTGAACGAACCTCTGTATGCCACGCTAGAGCATAACTCGTGGGTTCTGAACAAAAGCCGTAGTGTTCTCTCTGAGTCGTCTGCGTTAACGGATGGCTTTGTCAGCAAGAACTTTTCTGATGTGAATGGCGCATTCGCGGAGATCCCGACCGTCGTTATTACCTTTGACAAGGTACACACCAACAACGTGCCGGGTCTCTCTATCACGTGGAGCAGAGCGTATGAGGAATACGCTACTCGCTTCCGCATCACGGTATACAACGGAGCAACGGTTGTTAAAACCGTTCTGGTTGAGGATAACCGTTCTGTTTCCTTAAACGTGTGGGAGACCATCTCTAGCTACGACAAAATCACACTGGAGATTCTGGAGTGGTGCAAACCCTATCGCCGTGCGCGTTTGATGGAAGTGCTGATTGGCATTAAGCAGGTCTACACGAAAGCTGATTTGATGGGATTCTCTCACGAGCAGAGTGCGGATCTCCTGTCTGGTTCTTTGCCGAAGAACAGCATCGTGTTTCAGTTGGATAACAGCGACAACCGCTGGAATCCTGATAACCCCGTTGGTACGGAACAGTATCTGATTCAGCGCCAGACGCTGATTGTGCGATACGGCTTGCGTATCAACGGCGAGATGGAGTGGATTCGTGCCGGTACGTTCTATATGTCTGAGTGGGACACTCCCTCCAACGGTATTACCGCTAGCTTTACAGCTAGAGACCTGTTGGAGTTCTGCACAGAGGTGTATGAAGGTCCGCGAGTGGGGTCTCTGCTGGCGATTGCACAGGCGGCGTTAGAACAGTCTGGCATTGATGCGGGAGATGTGATTCTGTCCGAATCTCTGGCAAACATCCAGACGGATGTTTCGGAGGAGGAGACAGAGAATACTTGCGCAGAAATGTTGCAGATGGTGGCAAACGCAGGACGGTGCTGTATCTGGCAGGATCGTGAAGGTGTTCTGCATATCGAGCCTCTGGATACAACGCTTACGGATTACGTGATTGGCACCATGGAAAACGGCTTGTCTAACGCTTACGAGCATCCTGAGTTCACGTTGTCCAAGGAATTGAAGTCTGTCCGCGTGAACAGCGGTCAGGGCGGTGCAATTAACAGCGATACTGGCATGATTCAGGAAGTTTCTAACCCGTTGATTGTAGACGAGGCTACGGCGAATGCTGTGGCAGAGTGGTGCAAGGATTGTCTGAAGGGTCGTAAAACACTCTCTGGTTCTTTCCGAGCAGACCCTCGTCTGGATGTTCTGGACAAGGTGACGGTGGTTTCTAAGTACAGCAGTAGTCCTGTTTATATCACAAACATCAAGTACGATTACAACGGTGCTTTCCGTGGTTCTTACGAAGGGCGGGTGGCTGAATGAGTCTGGAAAATCTGATTACTGACCGCACGTCGCAGGATGTTGACCGCGTAAAACTGCTGGCAGAAAAAGCGTGGCAGGATATGACTGCGGAGGAACGTACCGAATGGCTGTCTCCGATGAAAGGCTCCTATAACTACACGGATCTCAATCGTGTGGAGGAGGCAGTAACCTTTGTTGCTGAACGGCTGAAAAAGTTCGGCTACCTGTCTTTCATGCCGGATGCAAGAACGTGGTCTGCGGATGACGTTCCGACGGAGAATGATTTGTTTCGATACTTTGGCAACGTTGCAACGCTTCGTCGCGCCGTTGCTGTTTGGGCAAGCACCCCCGAAGCACCTAGCAGTATCGGCGTATTTGGAGCAAACGAAGCGAACGCTCTGGAACAGATTCTGGTGGATGTAGACCTAGTTCTGACCCGAATTTCACAGGCGTGGTTCTATTCGGGTGACCTTTATTCTGCGGAGGTGTAATGATGATTGAAGTGGTTGACAGAATCCCGACCTATCCGGGTCGAGTAAAGCTTGTCCCTGTTGCGGGGCAAGAAAACACATACGATATGGTGCGAGCTGATGCCCCCGTCGAGGCAGGAACGCCGATTAACAAGGCGCTGTTTGACAGTATCACCGCTGTGATTGAGGCAACCGCACACGCTGTGGACAATAAGCTCTTTGAGCTGGCTCGGCGTGTAACGGTTGGAAGTCTTGCTGTTGGCTCCGCGTTTGGCCTTTATGAGAACGGCGTTCTCGTGCCGTACATCAAGATTGCGACAAGCTACGAAAAGACAGAAAGGGCGCTTGTCATTCGTCTGGATTGCGCCAAGATGGAGACGTTTTCCGTCGCACCCGATGCTGGAGCCTATTCTGGCGGAAAAATCGACAGATGGTTGACTGGCGAGTTTTATAACTCTTTGGACACAGCGACACAAAGCGTGTTGGCTGACACAACTCTCGGTATGTATGACTACAGTAGCATCAAACGAAAAGTTTTTCTGCTGGACGCTGCGGAGTACGGCTTTTTTGGACTCCACGGCTTTAACACTTCTAACCAAGTGGCCGAGTATTTCGAGGGGAATCCCGGACGAATCCCTGCCAAGTTTAACGGATCGTTGGTTCCGCAGTGGTGCCGTGACAGCTCCTCGTCTTCGAAGAAAGCAAACGCCATTTCTACGACCGGCACGTTGCTTGAATTGGATTCGTTTGCCGAACTCGCTGGCATCCGTCCTGCGATGACTCTTCCTGTTGACTTCGAGGTGATTGCTGGTATGCCTAGTACCGCAAACGTAACGGCTACTGCGGAGGTGGTTTGATGGCTGAAACCAGCTACATCATCCAAAATGGCAGACGGTTGAATCTGAAAGATTCTACGGCCCGTAAGCAGATCGGTAGCTGTGATGAACTGAAAACCGAAACCAAGCATTGCTTGGTGATGGCCATCAACGAGCTGTGCCAGAAGGTCGGACAGGGTGGCGGTGGCTTTGCAACGGATGAAACGCTGTTGTTTGTAGACGGCGTTTTGTCCGTGAACATGGAGGCGGTCATCGGTGCGCTACCCACCTATAACGGGGAGGTCGAGGACGTATGAACATCACGATTCCGGGCGGTACCACGAAGCGTCTGCTGACGGCTGGTAAATACTGTCCGAGCGACATCCTTGTTACTGCGGAGGGTAGTGCCAGTAGACTGCCGGAGGGATATACCGAACTGGCGTATATCGAAAGTTCGGGAACGCAGTACATTGATACTGGATTTAAGCCTAACAACAACACAAGAGTTGTTATGGACGCAGCACTCATTGGTACTGGAACGGTGTGCTTGTTTGGCGCAAGAAATTCGGCCACCGTAAAAAACTATTCTCTGCTGTCCTTGAGTTCCTATATCCGCTCGGATTATAACACTGCTTATTCGCAACAGTTTGCCGTAAACGTAAACACTCGCAGAGTTTATGACAAAAACAAAGAAACCACTGTCATTGATGGAACGAGTCAGTCTTATACAAACTCAACGTTTCAAGCGGACAACAATATGTTCCTTTTTGCGAATAACGAAAACGGAACTGCAAGATTCCAATCTTCTGCAAAGCTTTATTCCTGCCAAATCTATGACAACGAAACACTGATCCGTGACTATGTTCCTTGTCGCAATCCTTATGATGAGGTTGGCCTGTATGACCTTGTAACCAAAACATTCTACTGCAACAGCGGAACAGGTTCTTTTGTTGGAGTAGTTTCTAGAAAGCTTCCTGGGGGTTATACGCAGGTTGAGTATATCCAAAGCGGCGGCACACAGTACATTGACGCTGGCTTCAAACCCAACAACAACACAAGAGTTGTTATGGATGCACAGGCTGTTGTTGCTGGTGCAATTTGCTGGGGTTGTCGTGCTAGCTCTTCTTCTACGGACTCAAAGGCTTTTGTTGTTTTAGGTCTTTCTGCTGGCGGCGTGCGAAGTGATTATTTTGGCTCTACAAAAAGTCTGACTGGCGTTGTCGCAACAAGTCGGATTACGCTTGACCAAAACAAAAACGCGTTTACGGCAGGAGGTTCTTCGGCAACACATACTGCAACAACAAACGCTTCGTCTTTGGATTTGTACTTGTGTGCTATCAACCAAGCAGGAAGCGCTACAACGATTTCTGGAAAGGGAATCAAAATCTATTCCTGCCAAATCTATGATAACGGAACGTTGGTTCGTGATTACGTTCCGTGCATGAACGCAAGCGGTGTGTTCGGCCTGTACGACATGGTAAACGCAAAATTCTATGCAAACGCAGGAAGCGGTAGCTTCACTGGTGCATAAGGAGGATGATTTGATATGGCAAAGATTAAACTTACTCTCCCTGGTTTGGAGATCCCCGTAGACGGCAAACAGGTCAGCTTCACCGCCCCCTGTAGTTGTTCTGCGGTGGATGGTATCCATATTGACGGCGTTGACTACGATTTGGTTGACTCTGCGGGTAACGTTGTTCCGTTTGGTCGTTTGGTGTGGTGTGAAGGTGCTGTGCTGACTGTAACTCTGGATGTGACGAACCGCAAGGCATATCTCCAGAACCAGAACGCATACACGAGACACGAAACGCTCACTCCTGCTACAGCAGAACTGTTCGGTCTGGGTGCAGATAGTACGCCGAATGATGCGTTGGCGTTTTTGGGAAAATACAATCTTCATTGGTGGAAGATGCGTGGTTATGGCGCTCATTACGAGACGCTGGTGCAAAGCAACGATGAAACCTGTACCATTTCTGTGCCTTCTTCTAGTGGTGCGGACTTCTATTACTCTAGCTCGATTACCATCTCACAGACAGACGGAAAAATTAGTCTGGTTAATCCTCAGTCGTTCCATGTGGAATGGGGACAGGGTTCTTATGACAAGGCAATCGGAAAATATGTTTGTCGAAACGCATATCAAAACGTTGATTCGGTACTAAAATTCGACAAGGATGTTACCTATTCTGCTTATGGTAGCGATAGTTCTCTTGTAACTACGTTTAAGGGTGGCGTACAGACCATTATCGGCGTTTATGTTGAAGAAACAACCGACTGGCAGTTTGTTTACTCTGAAGATTCCGAAGCATATCCAAAAAGCGGTGTTGTAAATGGTTTTGAGTATCAATATCTGGGCATTCCGTTTGACAACGCTGTGACCGCTCCGAAGATTGCAACTGGAAGCTATATTGGGACAGGAGTGTATGGCGCAAGCAATCCGAACAGGTTGACGTTTGATTTTGTGCCTAAGATTTGGGGTTTTTACGCCGCCGAGGGCGGTGGTGTACACGTGGCTCAAGCGGCTACTATGCTTGTTTGGGGTGCAAATGGTTCGTGGTTGATTGGTCGGGCTGACAGTCCTGTGGATATTATTACTACGGTTCTTAGCTATTCGGGTAATACGGTTAGTTTCTATTCAACACAAGGTTCGTACGCTCAAAACAACAACCAAGGTTATATTTATTATTACTTCGCCATCGGCTAAAAGGAGGGAAACAACATGAGAATCATTGAAATCGCTCCTCTCTCTAACGGAGCGCACAGAAATCAGAGCGGTGGTGTTTCGGTTGTTCCTTCTGGTTGGGCAGTCATTCCTGATGACATGGAGTGCGAGAACTTCCCGTTTGGTGAGGTCGAAGTCGCAGAGGTCAACGGCGTGATGACTGTTGCCAAGTGGACTCCCGGCGAGATGCCTGAGCCTGAACCTATCCCCGATCCCGAACCCACTCAGCTCGACATCATCGAAGCGCAGGTTACCTACACTGCGATGATGACTGACACTCTGCTGGAGGTGTAAGCCGTGAAGAACAGAATCGAAAAATGGTACAAGCAGGGTCTGTGGACGCTGGATATGGTGAAGAACGCTGTCGAGAAGGGCGTTATCACCGAGGAGGATTATAAAGAAATCACTGGTGAGGAGTACGTCTGAGATGGTCATTGAGTTAACACCTCAAACCATCATTACCGCAGGATCGGTCGTTACGGCGGCCATCCTGCTGGTACAGCGCTTCGCCAAGGGAGTTCGATGGTTTGATAAACAAGAGAGACAGTCTACTGATATCGAGGCGCTTCATCTGAAGCACGATGAGGACGTTGAGAAGCTGGAGAACAAGGTTGCCGAAGAGATTCGTAGGAACAACGTTGAACTCCAGATTCTGACCCGTGGCATTCTGGCTTGCCTGAAAGGCTTGCAGGAAAAAGGTTGTAACGGTCCTGTGACTGAGACAGCAAGAGAAATCGAAGAGTACCTGAATACCAAAGCTCACGAAGTTTGAAAGGAGACACGAACATGAAGGCTACCGAAATCATCCGAGCATACACTGCTGGCGAGAAGACCCTGGAGGAGACCAACGCTGCTCTGAAGGAAGCTGGTGCTAACTTCCACCTGGACCCCACTCGCAACGAGATTAAGCCTGAAGAGATTGGCCATTATGGTCTGCTGGACACCGGAACCGGTTCCTTTGACAAGGTTAAGGTCGAGGACGGTCATCTGGTGAACGCTGATTGCGGCGAGATGTACGCCCTGTGCATCCTTGGCGATAAGGTCTACAAGGTGGATGGCACTAAGCTGTCTGAAGCCTAAAAAAATAAAAGGAGAGATGTGTCATGGAACCTGTAACTCGAAGAGGAATGTTTATGGATGCCATCTGCGATGGCGAACCTTGTGGTCTGGAGCCTGTGACTCGTGAGGAGATTATGCTCAAGCGGTTGTCCGAGAGTGGTGGCGGCTCTGGTTCTGGCGGTGGCGGTGTGCATACCGTTGAAATTATTGCAGCGGGACCGGGATCAAGCGGCACGTACGCAGACTGGAACGAAGCCGTCAACGCTGTAAAAAGCGGCAAGGTTTTGTGTTGTGACTATCACACTATTGATTCGGATGACCATATGTATTCCACAATGGTATGTGTTGACACCGCAGAGGGGATTGACCAGAGTACTAATTCTCGTGTGCCGGTCATTGTGTTTATTTTTATGTTGCCTGCTGGCATGATGCGGCTTGTTTGGAATCCTGATGGCACAGTTCTGCAAGAGGGAGAATAACCACAAGAGTGCCGTCCATTGGGCGGCACTCAACCAGTGCGTCTATTGAAAGGAGACCTACATATGGAACTTCTGAAAAAGAGACTCGCAAATCTGCTTTGCGTTAAATCCATTGTAACCGTTGTTCTGACCTGTGTGTTCGCTTATATGACCGTGACTGGTGGTGTGAGCGCAGACCAGTTCCTGACTGTGTTCACTGTGGTGATTGCGTTCTATTTCGGCGTACAGGCTGAGAAGAAAGCGCAGGAAACCAATGGCTAATCATGTGGCCGTGACCATCCCGCTGGAGAACATCCAGCGGGTTCAGGTCTATATTAACGAGCCTCGCAAAACGCTGGCTCAAATCAAAAAGGAAACCGGGGCAGATTATCTTCTGAATGGAACGCTGTACAACATGAGTACCGGCAAGGTGAACTGCCACCTGAAGGTGGACGGCAAGGTATATGCTAACCCTCCCTATACTGTGTACGGCTATTCGTGGGACAGCGGTTCTGATATCGCTGAAGCGATTATCCCCGCAACCACACGGCAGAATTACATTGCCTGTACTCCTCTGATTCTGGCTGGCAAGAAACTGGAGAAGCTCGTTTACGATGACGGACAGGGCGGTTCTCGCGGTCGTAGCGCCATCGGAATCAAGCAGGGGCGTCTAGCCCTCTACTGCACGAAAGATGGCTCTAGCGCCTCCAGAACGCCGGAGAAGCTACGTGATGACCTGTTCGCTGCCGGATGGCAATCTGCAATTATGTTGGATGGCGGTGGATCTAGCCAGTGTGACTTCGCCGGTCAGACGGTGACCAGTTCTCGGAAGGTTCAGCACCTCATCTTGGTGTATCTCCGTAAAGAAGAGAACACGCCCCAAGAAGGAGGAGATTCTATGTTCAAGCTTGCATTAAGTGCTGGCCATGGCATTAATACCGAAGGTAAGCGCTGCATGAAAGCGATTGACCCCAACGAAACTCGCGAGTGGTGGCTGAACGACCGCATTTGCGATTACGTAGAGAGTTATCTGAAAGATTACGAGGGCTATTCCCTGCTCCGTCTGGATGATAGCGACGACGGCAAGGATAACCCTGCTCTGGAGACTCGCGTTAAGAACGCGAACAACTGGGATGCGGATTTCTATCTGTCTGTTCACCACAACGCTGGCGTTAACGGAGGCTCTGGCGGTGGCATCATGGCGTTTTCTGCGCCCGGTGCATCTGCTACCTCTGTGGCGTGGCGAAACGCTCTGTACGACGCTCTGATCGCCCACACAGGGCTTAAGGGCAATCGCTCCCAGCCGAAAGCGGAAGGTAGCTACTACGTGCTTAAAAACACGAAGATGCCAGCCGTTCTGTTGGAGCTTGGCTTCATGGACAGCAAGACTGATGTGCCTGTGATTCTGACCGATAAATATGCCCAGAACTGCGCAAAGGCTATCGTCGAGGTTCTGGTAGCTCGTGGTAAGCTGACCAAGAAAACTCCTGTTACGAGCGATAACACGCTGTACAGAGTTCAGCTTGGTGCTTTCTCTAAGAGAGAGAACGCTGAGAAGCTGAGTGCAGAACTGAAGAGCAAAGGGTATCAGACCTACATTGTGAAAGCGTGAGGTAGCGCCATGCAGCCTGATAACAAACCGATTTTGTTCGAAACTCCGCACGAGTTCGACGAGATTGAAATCTATCCCATCCACGACCTCCACTACGGCAACAGGCAGTTCAATATGGAGAAGTGGAAGAAGCTGAAAGCCGAAATCCTCGCCTCCCCTAACCGCTACTGCGTGATGGTCGGCGATATGATGGAAATGGCTATCCCCAACAGCAAGTCGGATATGTTCTACCAGACTGTGCCTCCCGAAGCACAGAAAGAGTGGATTGCCTACGAGATGAACGAGCTGAAGGATCGCATCATTGCTGTGGTCAGTGGTAACCACGAACATAATCGTGCGACCAAAATTTGTGGTTTGTATCCTCTGTACGACGCTTGCTGTTGGGCAAGGATTCAAGACAGATACAGAGAGAACTTTGCTGTGGTCGACATTGCCGTCGGCAAGCGCAACGGCACAAAACTCAGACAGTATCATTATGTCGGCTTCCTCACCCACCGAGCAAAAGACCTGAAAGGTTGGTCGACCGCTGACACTCTGGAAGGATTCGATTTCCTCGTGTACGGTCATGACCACGACCCGAAAGAACACGCCAGAGCGCATCTGGTGTATGACCCACAGAATAAGAATGTCAGAACGAAGTCTATCGAAACCGTGAACGCAGGTAGTTTCTTGGAGTACGGCGATTACGCAGCGAGAGCTGCCTATAGACCCCCTTCTGACAAGCTGTATAAAATCATCCTCTGCCCTCGCAACAACACCGAGAAGAGAATGGTGACTGTTGGGTTCTATCTGTAAAAAAGAGAGGCCACATTAAGTGGTCTCTCTCTTCTATTTATCCACAAAACACAAGATATGTGGATAACTTCGTATATTTGCTCTTGCATATTCTGATAGATTGTGGTAAGTTATCAACAACGACAAACGAAAAAAAGCCCCCGATTTCTCGGAGGCTTAGAATAAGCGACATCCGCAAAAGTGCTGGTAACACGAGTTGCGGAACTTAGGATACCTTCACCGTATCCGGCAGCGCCTTTGCGCATATGGCTTATTCATATCCCTATTGTATCAAAATGGGTGTGAAAGTCAATAGCAAAAGGGGTTATTTCAGAATTTTCTGGCCGACTAGGTGTGTATCCTGGTCGGTCTTTTTGTTTTTGGCGAAACAAAAAAGCCAGCCGAAGCTGACTCGTTTGTTGTTCCGTAGTTGGCGCTACGGTAAATTATCGGTTTTTATGCAAGACCCTCTCTCAAATAAATAGCTACACGCTGTATGAAGTTTTTTGGCGAAAACTGTCGTATAGGGTGCGGCGAAGCCTTGCCTGTTTCACGTGGCGATATTATACCAAATGCTACGTGGGATTGTCAAGCCAAACTAAATAAATCGAGGATGGTACCCCCACCATGACAACCTCGTTAAAAAATGTTGGACTGAGTGAACCGAAGCGAAGTGGGGTTGAATACACTTCGGCGATTCTAGGGAACCTCTCTCCCCTGTGATGAATCGTCGTCAGCACGGCTGACAGCACCGTGATTAAATAATATGCTAAGCGGAGGAAGCTACAATAGTAGCCGAGGGTGTTACTCCTCGATCCAGTGTGGTACCTCAGTCTAGTCGGTTGGATGGATTTACCGATGCCCTGCTTAAAGGATGTAGGAATGGCTGTTGAAGAACGAGAGAGGCAACTAAACCTATACGGCTCGTCCCAAGAGCATGATTCGTGGTAGCAGTTGGTTTTCTCCCGTTTCGACGGGAGAACTCTGCCCTCCTACCGGTCTGAACCCAGTGCATGATTGTGGTCAGCCTTATCTGAAAGTCAAGTGTTTTCTATCAAAATATGGTTGAAAAAATAAAGAAAATTATAAAATAAAGGTTGACGCATTCCGAGGGCGGTGATAGTATGGGTATACAGATACGGATGCGTATACGTATACCGATGAGTATACCCATACATATACCGATATAAGGAGGCAACATCATGGCAAGAATCATAGCAGTTTGCAATCAAAAAGGTGGCGTAGCAAAGACAACCACTTCCCTAGCCCTTGCCACGGGCCTGATTCGTCGGGGATTTAAAGTTCTTATGGTGGACACAGATCCACAGCGTAACAGCACAGCGGTATACGGAGCGGAATCAGATGGTGTGGCGACAATCCACGACCTACTGTTCACGAGGGGCGTTGACCCACAGCAATGCGTACAGCACACGGAGGTCGGTGACATCATCGCCAGCGACAGCTTGATGGTGAAGGACGATGCGAACTTGACCGGCTTGGCAGAGAGTGAGACACTGAAGAACGCCCTTCTCCCCTTCGCTGACTATGACTTTATCGTTCTTGACCACAACCCTGGTCTCGATGGAATCCTTAACAACGTCATGACGGCTGCCAACGACTTAATCATTCCGATGCAGACGGACGGCTTCTCCATCAAGGGAGCTGCCGACATGGCACAGCGAATCGCAAGCGTTAAGAAGTACACAAACCACGAGCTGAACATCGCTGGCGTGTTGGTGACTCTCTACTCCGGCAGAACAAGAACAGCAAAAGAGTTCCTGGAACAGAAAGAGGTTCTGGAGCGTGTGTTTGGCTCCAAGGTGTTTGATGCGAAGATCCGTCGCTGTCAGGCCCTCTCCGATGCGAACGACAGATGCATGAGTATCTTTGACTTCGACCCTAACGGGAACGGAGCAAAAGACTACAATGCCATGATTGATGAATACTTGGAAGGAGTGAAGCAGTAATGGCACTTGATAAAAAAGGTGGCTTCGGTCTGAATTTAGAGGAGCAGTTCAAGAACGCCCCTCACGTTGCTGAAGTAAAACCTGCGGATACGCATACCCATGCTCATACTGATACGCATACGCATACCGATGAAAACAAAACGAAGCGCACATACGGCTTGGTACAGCAGACCGTTTTCGATAAGGTGACGGCATATGCCAAAGCAAACAAGACATCGTTCAACGCCATCGTGTGCGACCTGTTGGATGAATTTATCCGAGAGAAAGGCTTATAAGTATACCCATACCCATACGCATACTGATACCCATAAAAAGAACCCCGTAGCCTCAATGGTTACGGGGTTTTCTTATTTCATGCGCTTTACAAACTCGTCAAAGTCCAGCTTCAAAATTCGGCAGATATCCAGTGCTGTTGCAAAGTAAATATCACGGTTTCCGGCTTCGATATGGGTATAATATGCTCGGCTCACACCGAGCCGATCTGCAACGTCAGCCTGAAGCAGACCTTGTTTTTCTCTTGCCTCGCGTATATATACACCGAATTCTTTTGCAACTTTCTCTTTGTCAACGTTCTTCATTTTGTTCACCTCTTAGTAATATCTAACAAATAATACCACAAAAAATGTTCAAAACACCAAAAATGATTTTCTTGCAAAAAGAGTCTTGCTTTTTTCGAAAAACGAAATTATATTGGTAGCAAGGTGTCTGACAGACACATAGAAGGAGGTGGTGTTTATGCGTTTTATCTATCCAAACATTGTTTCCGAAATGAAGAAACATGGTTTGGACTATCGAGGCCTCGCTGAAATTCTCGGTATCAGCGAACACGCAGCCTACCGAAGATTACGTGGATTTTCGGAATGGAAGCTGCGCGAAACAATCTGCCTGTGCCAGTATTTTGATATCTCCGATACTGCGTGGCTGTTCCAATGTTCCTATGAGTAACTTCGAATGATACTATATCGCAAAATTTCTGAAAAATCAATAGAGGAGTGATTAATATTTGCGACATTTGTAGAAAAATCTCGTGTGATTCAAGGTGTCCCAACGCTCCTGAATCTCCCGTGGTTTGCGAGTGCGAGCTATGCGGAGAAGAGATAAGAGAAGGTGATTACCTCTACAGACTAGGCGAACTCGTATATTGCGAGGAGTGCGTTGAATACGGAAGAGAGGAGGCAGAGCTGGAACCATGGTTTTGAATGAAAGCAATTATTACGGCAAGGAAGCTAGTCAGGCATATATGAGCGTAAGTCAGCTAAAAAACTTCATGCATTGTGAAGCGGCTGCTCTAGCGGAAATTAAGGGCGAATACGTCCCAGAACGTGGTAGAGCGTTACTGCTCGGATCTTACGTGGACGAGATGCTGACCGGCACGAAAGAGTCTCAGGATAAATTCGTGGAGGAAAACCGGGCAGAATTGTTCAAAAAGAACGGAGATCCGTATGCTGATGTAGCACAGGCTGACGAAGCGATTGCTCTAGCGTTAAAACAACCGCTGATTGTTGAATATCTATCTGGCGAGAAACAGAGAATTTTCACAGGCGAGATTGCCGGAGTTCCTTTCAAAGGGAAGCTTGACATTTATCGCGAAAACGAACGAATCGTAGACCTAAAATATGTTGCTTCGCACAGAAGTCCTAACCTGTTCGAGAACGTGGTTGATTATTGGAACTATACGCTTCAGGGTGCAGCCTATGTAGAACTCGTTCGGCAGAGAACGGGGAAGGTTTTACCGTTTTATCTTATCTTGATTACCAAGGAAAGACCGGCGCATTTCGCTGTAGTTAAGCTTGAACAAATTGACATGGATATGGAGCTGGATAAAGCAAAACTAGTCATGCCTAGATACCAGGCAATCAAAAACAGCGAGATCCCCCCAGAACGGTGCGAGGCTTATTCGTGCGACTACTGCACAGAGACAAAAATCCTAACCGAACCGATCCCGGTGGCTTACCTTGCAAAATCGAAGACCGATATCGCCATTATGAACGGAGAGATATAATGCCACCCAAGAAAGATTTAACTGGCCGACGGTATGGCAGAATGGTTGTTATTGCCGAAGCTGGAAGGAGACGAGGCAGAGTTGCATGGGAGTGCAAGTGTGACTGTGGGAACGTTGTGCTGAAGGTCGGTGGCGACCTAGAATCTGGTCGGAGTAATAGCTGCGGTTGTATAAGAGCAGAAAGAAACAATCATTACATACACGGAGATTCCCATACAAGGCTGCATCGCATATGGACACTGATGCTCGACAGATGCGGAAATCCCAACAATCAAAACTACCATCATTATGGTGGACGCGGAATTGAGGTATGTGAAGAGTGGCGCTCTTATTTACCATTCAAAGAATGGGCATTATCTCACGGTTATAAAGATGGCTTAACCATTGACCGCATCGACAACGACGGCAACTACTGCCCCGATAACTGTCGATGGGCAACGATGAAAGAACAAGCGAACAATACGCGCCACAATCGAAGGGTGTTGCAATATACACTGGATGGCGAATTTGTTGCTGAGTATCCTACGGTAAGATCCGCTAGTCGTGCGGTAGGCAAGAGTGATGGCAACATCGTAAGTGCCTGTAGGGGTAATCAAAAAACCGCTGCCGGCTATCGCTGGGAATATGCGGAATAAAACTATATTTTTTTAAACATTGGGTGTCTGTTGGACACATTAGGAGGAAAAACAATGGCAGTTATGTGTTTGTATGGTCCACCTGGAGCGGGAAAGACCATCAATTCAACTAGAATTCCTGGCAAGACATTGCTTCTGAGCAGCGATAACTCCGCTCTGGTGTTAAGAAATTTCGACCGTCCGAATCTGACGATTAAGCCTGTCGAGAACTTCAAGGAGTTTTTGAACAGCTTTACCGAAGCAACTAAAAGCAAGCAGTACGACAACATTATCGTTGACTGCCTGACAGACATCATCGATGCATACATCGTCGAGATTAGAACGAAAGGCTTCAATGGCGACATCCGTCAGTATTATCTCGATGTATATACGAAGGTCAAGGATCTTGTTCGAAAGGCTGCGTTCTGCGACACCAACGTGGTGTTCAACTGCTGGGAGGATATGTTCGAGAAAACTCTGCCGTCCGGCGAGGTCGTGAACTACATCGCTCCTGCAATTCCTGCAAAGATCCGAAACAACGTCTGTGGCTTGTGCAACATCGTGGCTTACGTTTCTTCTGCTGTAAAGGACGGAAACCGTCAGTGGTACTTCGTTCTGGAGGGCAATGACAGCCTGATGGCTAAAGACCAGATTTTCATGCGTAAAGCCTGTGTGCCGGAAAATGTCTTCGTTGCACCGGAGGTGAAGAAATGAATATGTTCGAGAATAGCGTCGGCTATGTGTTGGTTAATCAGGATCGCTACGACGAACTGCTTCGCAAGGAGGCTCTGTTGGATACGGTTAAGAAGCTCTGCGACAGAATATCTGACTACGCTGTCCGAGATGCAATCGTTCATCTGCTGAAAACAGAGGTAAAAGCCGATGAGTAAATACATCGGCAAACGCATCGCCAGCCTCACTCGAGAGGAGCGATTCCGTCGCAAGTATATGCGGATGTTCATTGCAAACATCGTTCTGTTCGCCTTGCTCGGCATCTGTCTCATCGTGTATGGCTTGTATCCGCTCCTGAAGAGTGCAGGAGAAGAACCTGTGGTTGAGGAGGCACCGGTCGTTCAGATTATCGACAAAATCGAAGCTGCTCCGATGGAATACGATCCCGTCCGAGACGACATTCCTATGGATGCTGAACATCAGAGACTGCTCTACAAGGCCTGTGGCGAAACGGGCATTCGTTACGAGTTGGCCCTGGCTGTTATCTGGCAGGAGACCGATTTCAGAAACGTTGTTGGCGACGATGGAGAAAGCCACGGATATATGCAGGTGCAGCCTAAATGGCACAGCGAACGAATGGAGCGTCTCGGCGTGACCGACCTGTCTGACCCGTATGGGAACTTCTTGGTAGGTCTGGATTTCCTCTCTGAATTGGTTAGCAAACACGACCTCACGGACGCTCTCACGAAATACAACAGCGGAAAAACCGGCAATAGTCAGTACGCAGAGAACGTACTTAACTATATGAATATTTTAACTATGGAGGATTTTTAAGCATGGCAAATTGGACATTCAACGCACAGGATTACACCGAAACTGATTTCGCGATTATCCCTGCCGGTGACCATCGCGTTCGCATTGCGGATGTCGAGGAGAAGGTCTCCAGCAAGGGTAACGAGATGTACGAAATCACCTTCGAGGTGAGCGGTCATAACAGCAAGCTGTGGTTCTATCTGGTTCTCGACCAGAACGACCCCAAGAAGACCAATCAGCGTATCGGCGATTTTTTCAACAGCTTCGGCATCACCACTCCCGCTATGGGTACCGGCAAGCAGTGGATCGGCAAGGTTGGCGCAGTTCGTGTTAAGCACGAGGAGTACAACAACAACATGAGCGCCAAGGTCGCTTACTGCATCAATCGTAAGAATCAGGACAAGCTGCCTCCCGCTAAGTTCTCTGGCGCTGCTGTTACTCCCGCTCCTATGGCACCCATCGCTGACGAGGAGCTGCCTTTCTAAGATATGGAACTGCGTTCGTACCAAAAGGATTTATTTCAGAAGACACAATCCGCTTTCCTGCAAGGCTATCACCGTCCATTGGTGGTAGCCCCCTGCGGAGCGGGTAAGAGCTACCTGTTTGCCGAGATGGTACGAAAGACTAGGGGAGAGGCTCTAGTGCTGACACACAGACAGGAGCTGAAAGAACAGCACGAAAAACTGTTTCGTAATCTCGGCATCGAGAACGCTCGTGTAGCGATGATTCTGACCGAGGCGAATCGGTTGGGACAGTACGAAAAGCCCTCCCTTATCGTAGCCGACGAGGCGCATTTGAGTCGCTCGAACTCGTGGATGAGAGTGATTGAATACTACAACACGTGGACGGTTGGCATGACAGCAACGCCCGTCCGCTTAGACGGAAAGCCGTTAGGGGACGTGTTCAGCACACTCATCGAGGGCGTGGATGTGAAGTGGCTCATCGAGCATCAGAACCTCGCTCCATACGAGTACTACGCTCCAACATTAATCGAGACAGACGGTCTGCGAACGGTCGCAGGAGATTACGTGGTTTCGGATCTCGAAAAACTGATGAATGAGAGGGCAGTCTATGGCAATGTCATTGAGTCGTATCAACGCTTTGCTCCGGGAGAACGGAGTATCGTCTATTGTGTTTCCGTTGAACACGCAAGAGAAACAGCAGACGCTTTTAATTCCTATGGAATCAGGGCTGAATTTCTATTTGCTGGAACTCCGGCAGGACGGCGAAAACAGGTCTTGGAAGATTTCAGACGGGGTGAATTTACCGTCCTCTGTAATGTCGGAATAATCTCCGAGGGCGTTTCCATCGATGAAGTAACGTGCTGTATCCTCCTCAGACCTACTGAATCCGTAGCGTTAGGAATACAGCAGATGATGCGCTGTATGCGATATCTGCCTGGCAAGGTAGCAAAAATAGTGGACTGTGTCGGTAACTATACCCGCATCGGTCTGCCGGACGACGACCGAGTGTGGAGTCTAGGGGAACCGCTGAAGCGGAAGCCCAGACTGGATGGCAACGGGGACTTCTACATTCGTACTTGCCCGAACTGCTACATGGTCTTTAAAACAGCACCTACCTGTCCGTTTTGTGGGACAGAATATCCGCTACACCCCCGTGAAATCAAGGCTCGTGAAGAGATTGAACTCCAACGAATCACCGCTGAAGAGATGGCTCGTGTGGAGGCTGAAAAGAAAAAAGCTCGGATGGAGCAGGGGAGAGCGCAGACGTTTGAAGAGCTTGTCGCTATCGGGAAAGCCAAAGGCTACCGTAACCCAGCGTATTGGGCGCAACAGGTTTTGCGAGGCAGACGAAGATAGGTGCGTATACGCATGGGTATACGTATAGGAAGGAAGAAAACGAAGATGAAAATCGGCAGTTTATTTGATGGCTCTGGCGGTTTCCCTCTAGCTGCAACCATGTGTGGCATCGCCCCTGAGTGGGCATCTGAGGTGGAACCGTTTCCCATCGCCGTAACACGTAGCCGTTTCCCTGGCATGAAGCACTTGGGAAGCGTGACTGATGTTAAAGGCAATGAGGTTGAGCCTGTAGACGTTATCACATTCGGCTCACCCTGTCAGGATCTCTCCGTGGCGGGTAAGAGAGCCGGTCTCAAGCACACCGAGAATGGTGATGAGGAGACCACTCGAAGTGGCTTATTCATGGAAGCCATTCGAATCATCAAAGAAATGAGGGAAGCAACCAATGGAGCATATCCAAGATTCGCTGTTTGGGAAAACGTCCCTGGAGCATTCAGTAGTAACAAAGGAGAAGATTTCCGCATCGTCCTCGAAGAGTTCGTCAAAGTCGTCGAGCCGACAGCCGTTATGCCTACGGTTCCTAAAAACGGATGGCCCTACGCCGACAGTTATTGCGGTGACGGATGGAGTCTTAGCTACCGCGTTCTCGATGCACAATTCTGGGGAGTCCCCCAACGTCGCCGTCGAATCTACCTTGTCGCAGATTTTAGAGGTCAATGCGCCGGAAAAGTATCGTTTGAGTGCGAAAGCTTGCGAGGGCATTTTGCGGAGAGCGGAGCGACGTGGCAAGCAACTGCCAGAGATGCTGAGAGCGGCATTGGAGCAGCAGATTTCGGAGAGTGCGTAACTTACGCCCTCGACCAACAGGGTGGCAAAGGCGGCGCTAACTACGCTGAGAACGTGATGCCCACCCTGTGCAGCGACAGCCACGGCACACCTCATGCGGTGGCCTACAATCCAGAGGCTGTTGGATGTGACCTCTACAACTTCACCGTCAGCGGAGACAAGGCTGTAACGCTGAACGCAAATAGCGGTCAATCCGCAAACCATGCAGGTCCTACAGTTGCTATCCCGTACACCCTCAAAATCCGCTCCGGCGTGGCTGTGGATTCTGCTGGTAAGGCAGCGGGTAAGGGCGCACTCATTCAAGAGAATAAGGCAGCGACACTCGCCGCCTCTCAAGACCAGTATCTGTTTCAGCCTGTATCCATCGAAAATCACCCCGCTGACAGCCGAGTGAATGTCGATGATAGTGGCAAGGTGCAGACACTTACTTCGAGAATGGGAACCGGCGGTGGCAACGTTCCGATGGTTATGGAGCCTGTCGCCTACAATGGCGAGAACATCACATCCCCGCTGAACAAGACGAATCCTCAACCCGGAGATCCGTGCCACACGCTGGGTACAGACAGCCGGAACTATCTGGTCTACTGTCTACAAGGCAACGGCATCGACCGAGCTGATACTGCCGGTTGTAACGGCAAGGGCGTTCGAGAGGATGTCTGCTATACGCTAAACACCATCGACAGACCTGCTGTTGCGTATGCAGAAACCTACCAGAAGGTGACGGGTCCTCTGATGGCAAACAGCCACCCCGGTAGTTATTCCGGGCAGGATGCTTATAACGATATGTTCGTAGTAGGCAAGGAGGATGTCGCTGGAGTCGATTGCCGTAACGCTACCGAGTATCCCGAAAAGAACGGCACTCTGCAAGCAAAATCCAACGGCGGTTTCTCGCTGAACTGCAATCAGATTGTCCGTGTTCGTTACGTAGTTCGTCGCCTGACCCCGACCGAATGTGCTCGTCTGCAAGGCTTCCCCGATGAGTGGGCGCACCCTGATATCAAGACTGAGCTGACGGATGAGGAGTACACATTCTGGCTGAACGTTCGAAACACACACGCTGAAATCAACGGCAAGGCTGTGAAGGAATACACCAAAGACCAGATGCTGACTTGGTACAACAAGCTACATACGGATTCTGCCGAGTATAAGCTTTGGGGTAACGGCATCGCTCTTCCTTGCGCCCTGTACGTTATGCAAGGTATTGCGGAGGTGCTGAATGAATCCCGAAACTAAACTGCAAAACGAAATCATTGCAGCTCTTTGCCAGAACGGCTGTGTGGCTAGAAATCACACGGTCGGTCAGTTCTACACCAAATACGGTGCCATCGTGAACATCGGAAACCATGGCGAAGCCGATATTTTCGGTCATCGTATCTCTGACGGCAAGGCGCTGTACATCGAGGTCAAACTGCCGGGGGAATCCCCTCGGCAGGACCAGGCTCGGTTTCTTATGGCGATGAGAATGGCCGGTGCCATGGCTGGATGCGCTCACAGCGTGGAAGAGGCACTCGAAATTGTAAATAAAGGGGGAATTTAAGAATGTATGTGAATCCCTTTTGGCTGGGTGTAGGTGCAACCATCGGAGCGGAAGCCCTTCTGCTCCTGCTGGCAGCCATCTATGCAGCTTACAAACGATGACACGGTTCATCTATCGTGTACAGGATCTTCTTGCGGAACGTGGCGAGGTGCTGAACGATTTGCAACGTGGCGTTGGAGTGCAACGCAAGACCCTGTACAAAGGACCAAAGCGTAAACAAACAATTGCAGCGATAGCTTATTACCTCAACATGGATGCTGACGAGCTGGTCGCTGGTACAGATATGGAGGAAATATGGAACAGGGACACGAGCGAGTATTGAGGGAGATTAAGGATAGCGGTAGCCGGACGGAGTTCGCGACCGGCGCTGTCCGAGATATCCAAGAGGGTAAAGGTCGATGCGACCTGATGCCGTTGGATGTGGTGGCGACGGTTTTAGGCGGTGGAGATGAAGAACACGCCGATTCTATTCTGAAAAACATTGCGTTGTTTCAGGTGACTGGCGACACCGAGCTTTTGTATATCTCGTTAGGCGTTATGGCACGGGCATTCGAACACATCGAGGGCATGATTCTTGAGACCGCCATCCACTTCGAGGAAGGTGCCAAGAAGTACGGCGAAAACAACTGGCAGAAGGGCATTCCCGTTAAGCGATACATCGATAGCGCTGTTCGGCACTATCTGAAGTTCCTGCGTGGCGACGATGATGAACCTCATGATAGAGCATTCTGTTGGAACATCATGTGTGCCATCTGGACGTGCAAGCATATGCCGGAGCTGAACGATTATGCGGAGGTATCTGAATGAATAGCTATGGCAGACAGCGCCTCGTCCCCTTGAAGCACTGCCGTGTATGCGGTATGGACGCTGGCGCTCGGAAAATCAAAGAGGGTGCAGAAGACCAGTTCTTCATCGTGTGTGAGATTTGTGGCTTCAAGACCAAGCCTCATAAGTCTTGGAGCGCCGCCTCTAAGGAGTGGAACCATGAATGATTTTTATAACGTGGAATATATGTCTGAGCGAGTCGCTGCTCTGGCGAAAGAACGCGACGAGCTGAGACGCGAAAACGCGGATTTAAAGCTCATGCTGGACGGAATGACCATCGCCGACAAGATCCGAGAAACCCCTCAGACTGTGGTTAAAAAGCAATACCACGACGGTTGGTATCACAGATACTATTGCCCCGTTTGTGGTAAGGGTCAGAAACTGGCCAAATCGAGCGTGGAGAAGTGGTACTGCGAGAGATGCGGTCAGGCTCTGACGACTAAGGAGAAGGACGGTGATGGCTGATGCTTACTATCTTACTATTCATCGGCGTTGCCGTTGTGGCTATACACGCCATGTCTACCGGCAACGTAGCAGCGACCATCTTCTACTGCTTCTGTCTGCATTGGCTCAGAGATTGTTTCGTTGTTGTGGATGAGGAGGGCGATGAGGATGGCTGACATCACATACTGCATGAACGTCTACTGCCCGTTCACGGACTGCGAGAGGTACAGCGCCAACGCTCCGAGGGGTATCCTCGTTTCGCTTGCGTGGCTGGATGGTACTTGCCGTAGATATATCGGGTGGCTGGTGGATAAGGCAAAGGAGGCCGATGGCGATGCCGATTGAGTTTTGGTGGTGGATTGAACCCCTTTGGTTAACGGGATTTCTTACTTTAGTCATTTTCGGAACCATTGGAGCTATTCGCGAAAAAATTAGACCTTCTTACAAAGACATTGTTTCCGATATTTTGGTGGCGTTAGCCATTGGACCGTGGTGTATCTGTGCATTAAGTGTTGTTGCTTGGATTACAATCAATGCTTTGGTTTTGATTTGGAGGTGACGGCAAGTGAGTGACTTTGATTGGATTAGTAGAGAATTTCGGTGGCAGACCGAGCGTATTGACGACCATTTCAGAACGCTTACAGCCAAGATTGACAGCTTGCACAAAGAACTTGCACGAAACTCGCACGATGTTACAACATCCGTGCAAACGAACGCAGATCGAATCCGCTCTATGACGGACGAGGAGTTGGCGGCGTTCTGGGTTTTACCAGTTTGTGGGCTTCGCACACGGGAAGAGTGCGAGAGGAATTTCCGCACGAACTGTGAGGCGTGCTTTTTTGACTGGCTTAAACAGCCTTACAAGGAGGTCACATGAGCTTAGACATTACTTTCAAAGAAATCCGCCTGGTGAGTTGTCCTCATTGTGGAGAGATTGTGGCTGGAGAGGTTGTCTCTTGCGGTGTTGGCGGTGGCAAAGGATGGTATCCGTTTCTGGAATCTGTCGGCTACTACGTTCCTCACGACAAGCTCACCAAGGAGAATGATTGGTACGGAAGGGATATGCACCTGACCAGAGAACAAACCGAAGAACTGTACCAGTTCATTAAAAAACGCCCGAACATCTACGGGCAGGAGGCAATGGGCATGATTGCGAAAGCATTGCTCGATGGCAACATCATCGCAATCAACGCAGACTGGTGAGGTGACACATGAGCTTTGGGGAGTGCTGTGTAGTTTTCATTGCGAGTTTCGCCACCACGTTCTTCGTCAGGTTCGCAATCTATCTGATTACTGGTAAATAAAAGGAGGACACATGAGCAACAAATTCCCCTGCATCTACTACGATAACGGCAAGTGCCAGAAGTTCTCTGACGATCGCTACACCTCGTGGTGTGACTTCGATCAGTGTGAATTTCAGACACCCTCCAACGGTGACAGAATCAGAGCCATGAGCGATGAGGAGCTGGCGAGATTTATCGTGACTCAGTTACCTTGTGGCGTGTGTGAATGGACTGATTTAATGCTGAAATGGCTCCGCAAGCCGGCAGAGGAGGACACATGATTCCGTTCAAAGACAAGGTTAAAGCGATCCTCAAATCTCGCAAAATTCCTCTGACGAGGTTCGCAGAGGAAACCGGGATTGACCGTGTAAATTTCTTTTATAGGGATATGCACAAGCATTGTAGATACATCCACATGGCCATTGCCTACTATCTTGGCATGGATGTTGAAGAACTTGTTTCCGGCACGGATGCCGAATTTGATTGGTATGGAGATTAAAACATGAAAATCAGAGAAATCGACCCCAGCGTTAAGGCCCTCGTTATCCAGAACGATGGCTACTGCCCCTGTGCAATTGCACACGTTTCCGAAACGAAGTGTATGTGTAAGGAGTTCAGAGAACTCGATGAGCCTGGCATCTGCCATTGTGGGAGGTTCGAAAAATATGATTAAGAAAAGCTGTGAAGATCCCGCTCGTATCTATGTCGAGCTGTTCGGCAAGCGATATATTTTCGAGGGTCTGCGTTATATCGGGTGGTATCGGCCGTGAACGAGACTAAGTGCTGCCTCAACTGCGGTCATTGTGTGGAGGGCGAAGTGCTTCGCTGTGGCAAGCGAGAGCAGTTCTGTGAGGCGATGGGTCGGCTATATGTAGACGCTTTTTTCACTTGCCCCATGTGGAGACCTAAACGGAGGGATAAATAATGAATTTCTATGGATTAAACCTTGACGAACAGCAGGAAATCTTCGTCAATGCAATCCTCGACCTCGACAAAACCATCGTTTTCTGCAATGCGGTCGCTGGCACCGGCAAAACAACTCTTGCGATGGGTGCGGCCAACAAGCTGGTCAAGGACACTCGCAACGAACTGGACGGCATCGTGTATATCGTCTCTCCTTACGGCGAACAGAAGCAGGGCTATCTGCCTGGCTCCGTAACTGAGAAGAGCGAGGTCTATTTCGAACCTGCCTATCAGGCGATTCTCACCTGTAACATGAACCCGTTCGCTGATGTCTGCACAGAATCCATGACCTCTAAGAAGAAGGGCACCGGCTTTATTAAACTGCTGACCCACACGTTCATGCGAGGCGTGAACCTCGAAAATAAGGTGGTCATCATCGATGAGGCGCAGAACTTCACCGTCGAGGAGCTGAAGAAGGTGCTGACTCGTATCCACGATAGCTGTAAGGTCATCGTCGTTGGCCACACAGGTCAGGTGGACATCGCTGCACGTTCTGGCTTCGCTCGATACATTCAGCACTTCTCTACTGCGGATCGCTGCGAGGTGTGCGAACTTACTATCAACCACAGAGGCTGGCTGTCTAGCTACGCCGATAATCTGGAGGGCTAACATGAAAACCGAAATCCTAAAAATCAAAGGCGACTGGGAAGAGGTGGTCAATGACTGCCGCGCAACCGTCGGCAAAGAGGAACTCAACCGCGAACCTAGTTCAGACTTCAAGAAAAAGATCCTTATTTCTGAGCATAGTCCCATCCGTGACATTTCCGTTAAGTGGCGTTGGGCGAATATGCCGCACTGGGTGTCTGTTCACTGGGTTCGCCACAAGTGGGAGTGCTTCGTTCGCACTCAGCGCACCGACCGTACTGGGGTTCCTCGTGATAAACTGCCCCAAGATGAGCCGCAGACGTTCACGGGTGATGCAAATGCACAGCATCTTATCGACACAATGCGTAAACGTCTGTGCTTTCAGGCATCGAAAGAAACCCGTGAGTATGCTGAAGATTTCAAGACTGCTCTGTTCGACAGAGAACCTGAGTTGTCTGATGTTCTGGTGCCTAACTGCGTTTACCGTGGTGGATGTCCTGAGATGAACCACTGTGGCTACTGGCAGAGCCTCGTAAACAGAACTGGCGGTGCCATCGTGACCTCCGACATTCAGAAGCGCTACGACCTCTACAACACTATCTTTTGGAAGGTGGAGGACTGATATGACACCTAGAACCAAACAATACTTAATCCTGCGCGAACAGGGTCTTACATACCGTGACATCGCTGCACGACTCGGCGTGTCTTATCAGGCTGTAGCACAGGTGTGTGCCAAGCAGGGTGATGCACAGTTCCGCAAAATCAAGCCGAGTGGCTGCGTATATCCCGTTCTTCGAAGCTGGATGAACGAAAACCGTGTCAGCAGACAGGAACTGTATCGCCGGATGAACGACGGAGAACCTTGTATCGGCAAGGCTCCGTATGTGATTAGAGACCGTCTGACAGGCAAATCCCTCTGGCGCATGGATGAAATCAACTGTCTGCTGGACATCACCGGCATGACCTATGAGGAACTTTTTCGGAGGGAGACAGCATGAAGGGTGACGTAATCGACTCAAAACGCGCAATGGCGTTGTATGACCAAGGCTTAACCGACAAAGCTATCGCAGCCAGACTCGGACGGCCCGACGCTTCCATCGCTGATTGGCGAAGAAGACATGGTCTGTCTCCTAACAAGAAGAAAGCCCATACGAAATACATCCCTCCTGTGGTACAGGATGCCATCGATGCGAAGAAACTCGGCTATCCTTCCTACGGTATGTATAAGGCAGCTCAGTACGAGGAGAAGAGGAGGAGCAAGAAATCATGATTCGAATCGTTTTAGATATCGATGAGGATGGCGACATCCTCGCTATCAAGGAATCCATCGCTATGGCACTCGAATCCTTCGGTCGCGTGAGGGTGGTGAGCATTTATGGCGGCAACGCCCATCGCTAACAACTCCAAGGACATCCACGAACTCATGCGGTCTCGTAAACCCGTATCCTACGACGGCATCCAGTACGACCGAATCACCGAGTATGTCTCCTGGTACGACGACCTCGGGAAACATCATCTATCCGTAACACTACTTCACAATAATTACACTATCCGTGTTCCGGCAGATAAAATCACTCTACAATCGGAGGCACACTCATGATACAGGAAATCAAACAACGGATCTCGTGCGTCGACTATCTAGCTCGGCACGGTGTCCATGTTCGCAACGGGGGGCGGTGCGTGTCACCGCTCCGTCCGGGCGCTAAAAATCCATCTTCATTCTATGTCGAGGGCGACCGCTGGTACGACTTTGGCTCTGGCTACGGTGGCGATGTTATCGACCTCGCTGCACAGCTCAACTACGACGGTGACATCTCTCGTGCCATCTATGCTCTGGCTGACGAACTCGGCATTCAGAGACCACAGCAGGATATCGCATGGCGTGAGGAAATTCAGCAACTCTGCAATCGCACGGCAGCTTATCACGCGGCGCTCACACCGTCCGACTACGAATACCTTACGGAGCGTGGCTTCACTCGTGAGGATGCCGACCGACTCATGATTGGTCGTGTTACGGACGGCTATCTCAAGGGCAGACTGTTCCTGCCATATTTTCAGAACGGTGCCGTCGTGTACTATGCGACTCGTGCTATGCCTGGTTCAGGCTTTCAGGACAATAAATACATGAAAGCTTCTCTCTCGGAATCTCCGGCATACCGCCATATTCCGTGGGGACTTCAGACGCTGAACCGAGTCGTCGACCATGACACGCTCATCATCTCGGAGGGTTACTTCGATGCGGCTTCGTGGGAACGTGCCGGTTATCCTGTTATCTCTCCGATTACGGGTAACTTTTCTAAAGACCAGTGGCCAGACGTTCTTTCTGCGTGTCGCCTGTTCAAGCGTGTGTTCATCATCTTCGACAACGATGCCATCTCACACGCCGGTGACGGCTTCACAGCTCGAACATCGCAACGTCTTTTCCAGAATCGCATTCCGTTCGTGGTCGGTCATACGCCGGAGGGCATCAAGGACGTTAACGAATACTACTCAGCGGGTGGCAATCTTCAGATGCTCATCGACAACGCTGTCGACGGTCTGAAATATATCGCCTCTCAGTATACGGATGCTCTCGAACTCAAGCGGTTCATTATGTCCATCAACCGATATACGGACTCTACCGCTATCGCTGATGCACTCTCTGGATGCAACTTCCCGGATGCAGTCATTAAGTCTATCCAGAAAGCAGCCGACTCAGCGCCGACCGAGTCTCAAATCGTCGACGAAATTATCGAGAAACACAACATCATCTATGTCGACCGCGTGGGCTTCTACGAGTGGGACTCTCGTGTCTGGAACAAAATCTCCGACAACGTCGTTCGCAACTATGCCGATAATCTCTACGGCAAGCGGTTCTCTACGGCACAGCGGGTCAATGCCGCGTGTAATCTGCTCAAATCGAGATCCATCACGGACGTTCGTTTCGACCGCAACCCCGTTCTCACATTCCAGAACGGAACTCTCGAAATCGAGACAGGCAACTTCCGTAGCTTCTCTGAGGCTGATTACTGCTCCATCATCATGGACTACGACTATGACCCTCACGCTACGGCACCTGTGTGGGAAACTTTCATTCAGGACATCACCGACGACGAGCCTCGCAGAGCCGAAATTTTGCAGTTCATCGCAGGATACATTCTCTTACCCGACTGCCGTCACCAGAAAATTTTTCTCTTAGTCGGTAGCGGTGGCAACGGCAAATCCGTGTATCTCGAACTCATTCAGAAGCTCTTCGGTGATAAAAACGTCACCCACGTGGAACCGACAGGTCTCGCCAAGGAATTCGAACGCATCCGACTCAAGGACTCTCTGCTGAACATCGGCTCGGATATCAACTCCGACTTCTCGCGTGGCGAAATCCGTGAATGGCTGCTGAAAATCGCCGACGGCACATCCATCCAAGCTTGCTACAAGGGTCTCGACCATGTCGACTTCATCCCACGCTGTAAGCTCGTTTACGCTTGCAACGCTATGCCGACCGCTGAAATCGTCAACGGTCTCAATCGCCGTATGCAGTTCGTCGACTTTCCGTGTCAGTATGTCGAGAACCCAGACCCCGACGATCCGAGACAGAAACCGCGTGATATTTACCTCACGCAGAAACTCTCTGCGGAACTTCCGGGTATCTTCAACTGGGCATACGCCGGTTACAAGCTTCTGCGAACCGTCGGCTACTTCACGGATGCACCCGAACAAACCGAGTTCCTCAGAGCGTTCGAAACCACGTCCAACCCTGTCGTCGTATTCTGCGAGGACAACGATTTCCGTGGCAACGTATCCCGTGACGAAATCTATGCGGAGTATAAGTTCTGGTGCGACAACACGGGACACAAACCTCTCAGCCGAGAGAAGTTCCTCCCCAAGTTCCGCGACTGCATGGGCGACCGAATCACCGAGGAAAAACGCGTCCGAATCAACGGCAACATCACCCGACTTTTTGTCATCGAACCGCCCAATTAACTTGTCACACATACTTGGCACACCGCGTAGCCGTGGGTCAATTTGTGACAGGTTGTGTCAGGATTGTGCCAGGTTTAAAAACGAACCTGTCACACCCTCAAACCCTTGTGGCTCAAGGCTTTTATTACTACTGTGACAAGTGTGACAAGTAAAATATAAATAAAAGAATAAATAATAAAAAAACAGCTAAAAACACGTATATTTAGGGTTTTTTTATATAGGCTCCGCTTCTTGCGATTTTTACTTGTCACGTGTCACAGCATCCATTAAGGAGGTGTTTTATGGGTAACTTCGACCCGACTTACGAAAACTTCTTGCTCTGGTATCGCAAGTTCGAGACAGGAGAATGTACCGGCAACTACGCGAGACAGATGGTAGGACTCCATCAAACGAAGTGGTGGCGACTTTGTCGTGACTATAAAAACGGCGAGGATATTTCAAAATATTTCGAGGAGGCGACCGACTATGGCAGACAATAAGCCAGTTAAATCTACAGGCCGTGGAGGCAAAAATAATTTTCCAGCAGCTCAGATTCCAAACACAGACCCTGGAGACAATACTAAGTATCTTTCTCACGCACTCGCCGTGAGAAATATGCCACCTATCGATATCGCAGATCCCGTGCAGGTGCGTAACCGAATCAACGAATATTTCGTGTTGTGTGCTGAGAACGATATGAAACCGACTGTCACAGGTTTTCGAAATGCTTTACGAGTAGGTAAGACAACTCTGTGGGAGTGGAAGCAAGGCGCTTATCGAGAGGGCACACATCAGGCTATCATCTGCGAAGCTTATGATATGCTGGAAGCACTGTGGGAGGATTATATGATGAACGGCAAAATCAATCCTGTGTCTGGTATCTTCCTCGGCAAGAACAACTTCGGCTATCAGGATAAACAGGAGTATGTGCTGACTCCGAATCAGAAAGAGGTTGTTGATGTGTCTGTGATTGAACAGAAGTATGCCGAATTGCCGGAAGAGTGAGAATGTCCAGCGATTCGCAATCCGAACTCCTTAAAAAAAGAGAGAAATCTAAAAAATTTTTAGGTTTTTCGACTATCGACTTTCAAAAAGCTTATCGACTTTCAAAAATTTTATCGACTTTCGACTTTCCGTGTGCGTATACGTATGCCGGAGGGCGAGAAAAATACCCCGATTCCAGGCGAATTGGGGTATCTTTTTTATATGGTCAGTCGTCAGATGTCATTTTTTACCATTTCGGCATAGGTCGGGACCGTTTCGGCTGCCGTTGTGGGTATGTTACGGAGGGTAACGCGAGAGCGATTTTGGAGGGTCGCCACGGCGTTTTTAAAGGTGGGGTAGGGTGTTTATATGGGTAAAGAGGAAAACGCGTCAGAACGGCTTAAAATGCGTTCTACGCGAAATCGGGCGCAGCCACACCCATAGAGACGAGAAAAACCGCCCACATGGGGCGGTTTATCTGTTTTTATATGTCGTATAGGGTGCCGTTTCCGCTTTCCTCGCACCATTCACAACGGCTTTCGTTCGGGTCGGTTTCGTCTACGTAAATAACGATATGCTTTTGTTTTCCCTCGTGGCTTTCGATAGCCTGTAAACAATATTCACATACTAGCATCTGGATCTCCTCCTATAGAAAAACCCCCGCTAGTTTGCGGGGGTCGATATTATTTCATAAAGCTTTTACAGAGTCGCCATATAATTCCGGCGGGAAAATACAAGACAAAAAAGATAAACCAAAAAATCATTTAATATTTCCTCTTTCGTCAAAATAAATTTTGTGGTGTTCCTGCCATGACACAACCTGATTTACTGTTAGCTGCTGTTTTTTCCATGCGTCCCAAATTTGGGACGCACTCATATCGTATAAGCTCATTTTGTTCCTCCTTCTACTTTTTCGAGAATTACCATAAACCAACCGGCGATAGCCATCGCGGAAAGAATCGCATAGAACATCGTGTTATGCCTCCCCACAGTCGTCAATCTCAGCTTGTATAATTTCCTCGATACCCTGATAAACAACCGCCATATTAGCGAGTTTAGCGGTTTTCCCGCGAAACTTGATTTCGAATTCCGAATCGTTAAAGCTGTCTATAGAATTGCTATCTCCGTTAATAACGAGGATTTCGAAACACGCGTTTAGGTATTCCTGAAATTCCTTTAATTGTTTTGCGTATTCTTTTACTGTCATTTTCTTTTCCTCCATACAAATATAAATTTGGGCTTTCCGGCGTTGTCTCGTCCTATGTATTTCCCTAGCACGGGATTATTTGAGTTTTTCATTGATAACCGATACCCCGTTTTTCTCGTAGCACAAACCACAGTCAAAACAGTTTCTAGCACCACAATTAATATTGATGTTTTCAGCCTCGATAAAATCGGGGGCGTAAACAGTAAAAACCTTGTCAACGAATGGAAACACGTTTTTTCGTTCCACGTTCACAAACAGGGACGACAAAACAATGTTTAGGTTTTCGGGTTTCTCGTAGCCGTCCTGGATCGCCTCGGCGATATAGTCGGGGTTTTTAGTCCACAATGCGAACTTAACACGAGGGTTCTTATAACAGATGTTAAAATAGTTCTTTACCTGGACGGCGTTATTTAAGTCGCCGAATGCCTCGAAACGAAAGTACAAATTGTTAATAGTCGGGAGCTTCTCGAACGGCAAAACATCACTTGTAAGAATGCGTTGGTTTTCTACCATAGGTTTCTCCATAGAGGGAAACACTTTCATTTGCTTAGCAGCGAAACACTTTTCGCAAATGCTACCTTTAATAGAGGCGTTCTTTTGGCATCGCTCGTTTGTTGTAACGCTCGTGCTAATGGAAACCATGCCTTCCATCTTTCCGCTGTGGTTTGTTGTGAAGTGAAGTCCGCTAATTTTACGGCTGTTTGCTAGTGTGCAATTCATAATTGTTTACCTCCTGAATATCAAGATTTATCTTGTGTAGATAATATATCAAGATTAATCTTTATAGTCAATAGGTTTAGAGAAAAAATATCAAGATTTTTCTTTATTATTTTATGGTGTCATTTAAGTACACTTTTCCGATACCTCCGGCACGGGGTCTGGGGTCGGGTGTGGTGTCCGTTCGTGTGGTGTGGTTTGCGTTCTTTCCTTATTAGCCGTTTGCCTGGCCGCCGTGGTGACAGGTCCCCGCGGGGGATATGGCGAGGCAGTCGGGGCGGGGTAATGCGTCCGACCAGAGAAATTTTCAAAAAAGACCTATTTTCTCAAGATTGCTCTTGACACTCAAGATTCGCCATGATATATTGAGTACAACAAACAGCCGAGGAGCGATAACAATGAAAGCAAACGAAATTTTGATGGATGTAATGAAGAACACGGTGATGCAGGACGGCAAGCAGTACACTCAGACCCGCATGGCCGAGGAGTTAAGCGAGAAAGCTGATAAGAAGGTCACGCTGGCTGCGGTGAACGACCGTCTGAAGAACGAGAACATGAAGATTAGCAACTTCATCGAGATGCTCGACCTGATGGGCTACGAAGTGGTTGCTCGCCCGAAGAACGACAAGCGAGCTGAGTACGTGGTAGAGCCTGGTACTGACAGAAAGCGAGTGAAGTAAGATGGGTAGAATTTTCGGATGTTGGCGTGTGTCGTCTGGCGACCAGAACGAAGCGCGACAGTTAAAGACGTTCCGAGAGTGCGGTTTGAAGTTCGATGGTATTTTTGGCGACAAGCAGAGCGGTAAGAGCATGGATCGCCCGGAGTACCAGCGAATGATTGAGATGTTAGAGCCGGGAGATTTGGTTGTGTTCAGCAGTCTGGATCGTATGAGCCGTAATTATGAAGATATCGCCCGTGAGTGGGGATACATCACTAAAGACCGTGACTGCGATATTCTGATTCTGGATATGGCTGACCTGCTGGACACTCGTAAGAGCAAAGATTTGTTAGGCACCCTGATTTCTGATTTGGTTGTTCGGTTGTTGGGGTATGTGGCTCAGACCGAGCGTGAGAGCATTAAGAAGCGTCAGGCAGAGGGTATCGCAGCTATGCCGGTCGACGAAAACGGTCGGAGGGTGAGCAAGAAAACAGGCAGAGGTTTCGGTCGTACTGAGAAGCGCCCTGATAATTTCTTGGAAGTATACGAGCGTCAGCAGCGAGGCGAAATCACGCTGAAGGAGGCTCTGGCAGAGGTCGGTGTCGGTCGCACACGCTGGTACGAGTTGGCGAAGGAGGTAGCTGCGTAATATGTGGCCGTTATGGATTTGTTTGGGCGGTATCGCCCTGTACATAGCCGGGTCGTTCTTGGAGTGGCTCGGTGACCAAGCGAACGGTGGCAGAAGGAGATAAGGCATGGGCTGTCTGTATTTGTTGGTAGTCCCGATAGCGATAATCACGTTGCCCATAAAGTTGGCGCTTGATATGATGAGGTCAGGGAGAGGAAGGAGGAAGCGTAGATGAAGGGGTATTTCGAACACAGCGTTGATGTGTCCATCAGCAAGAACAGTGAGTTGTACGGTAAGATGAAGGAAATCTCGAAAGAGATGAGTCTGTCGATGGAGTCCGTGGCGAATCTGCTGATTCGTGTGGGCTTGGATATTCACATGGAGAAGAATGCTAACGACGTTCTGAAGCTGGATAAATAAAAAAACGTCCGTCGATAATGACGGACGCTTGACTGGGCGGTATATAATAGAAGATATTTACTCAGGAAGCACGGATGCTTCCATGATGATTTCAGTTAGAACCTGTGCTTGCGGGTTTCCAACCAGAAGTTCAAGGAGGATATCCGCAAGAACATGAATGCGTTCCAGTTTGCTTGACAGTGTATCATCAGTCATAAATATCGCACCTTTCTTTTTGGAGGTTGCCCCGCCACCGATGGCGACGATGACGGGGCTGATGGAGAACGATGGGGATCTGCTATGGCCATATCGTAGCAGACGGGAGTCAGAAAAGGCAATAAACAAAAACGAAGCAGGGTGGGTCAGATATGAAGTTCTCGCTTCGTTCGTGAAAGAAATCGCTTTGTTTACGATGTGGAGGCAAAATGAAGTTTGAAAAGTGCTTAACTTGCCCGTCAATCAAGGGCAAAACGTGTGCCGGTCCGAATTTTATGACCGCAACGACAAAGGAAGTCATCGAGTGGATTATTGCGTATAAGAAGCTGAACGGGATTACGGTCGGTCAGCTTGCAGCTGCGTCTGGTGTCCCGAAAGGCACCCTTGATGGTCTGAAAAATCGGTGCGATATCCGGCACGACACGCTGTATCCTATCATCAAGGCTCTAATCGAGATGACAGGCGGTGTGTGGGGCGGCGAATCTTGCCCGGCTGCCGTCGGTGATGCTTCGGAGCAGCAGCACGAAAACCTCCGGCTGACACAGGAGCTAGAGCGGACGAAAAGTCTGCTCGAGAAACGCGCTCGTGAGATAAAAGAGCGAACGAAAGCAATATACGCTCTGTTCGCTCTATGTTCAGGCTTGGTTGTGCTGATGTTACTGCTGAATCTGTGAAGCCTCGATAATGATTTCTGTAAGTACCTGCGCACGGGGGTTATCTGCGAGGAGGTCGAGCAGAATTTCCGCAACCACGTTGATGCGTTCCAGGTTGTTCAGTAATGTGTCGGTCATTGATATGTCCCCCTTGTTATGTAATAATACAGATATTATAGAACATTCGTTCTAGAAAGAAAAGAAGAAAAAAGTGGTAAATTCGAGCGAGTCCGATAAAAAGGACAGAATATTTCGAACGCCGAGAGCGTCACTCCTCATATATGGGGGAGTGGCGTTCTTTTTTGCATTATAACGTGCAACAAAGGAGTGATTTTTTTGGAAATCGAGATTATTGAGAAAATTAAACGGCTGCCACAGACGGAGGAAACGCTAACGGATGTGTTTTCGTTGCTGTTGGGCATCGAAGACCGAAAGTCGGTGGATGGGTACGTACGCTGGGTGCGTTCTGAGGCGATGAAGCTGAAAACAGCGAATATGTATGACTTAATCAAGCGGACGTATCTGTACGCAGGGCAGTACAGCTTCGACGATTTTATGATTGCGATGGAATGGAATCGTGAACCGAACGCTCGATTCTGGCTGCCTCGCCGTAAGGTGTTGGAAGGGAAGCATGGCATCGCCACGAAAATCCAGAACTTCATGGATGACCCCGACGCGCTGTTTCTGGGATTCTCTCAGCCACCCGGCACGGGTAAAACCACGATTATTAAGTTCCTGTTGGCGTATATCATCGGCAAGGAACCCAAGAGTGCGAATATGTATATCTCGTACTCCGATGGTATGACGAAGATGCTCCTGGATAGCGTGAAGAGTATGCTGACGGATACTGCGGAGTACTGCTTCCACGAGATTTTCCCCGGTCTCGGTGAACCAGCGATTTCTGCGGAATATAAGACGGTGTCGTATCGTCGTGCCGGTGATTTCCCGACATTGGGTCTGGTGTCCATGAGCGGTTCCGTTACGGGTCGTACTCGTGCGAACAGATTCCTCGTGACCGATGACCTCGTTAAGAACAAGGAAGAGGCGCGTTCGCCGGAGCGTTTGGAGAAGCTGTATGCGGATTACACGGCTACGCTGACCACTCGTATGATTGGCGATAACGTGAAGCAGATTATGCTGGGTACTCGTTGGAGTAGCTATGACCCGCTCGGTCGTATGTATGATGCTCACATCGATGACCCGCGTTATACGTTCATCGCTATCCCTGTGTGGGACGAGAACGAGCAGTCAAACTTCGAATATGAGCATCCCGACCGTTATACTACCGAGAAAATCCGCGATATTAAAAACACCATCGACAGCGCTGACTTCGAGTGCCTGTTCATGCAGCACGGCATCGAGAAAGAAGGTCTGGCATTCCCTGCGGATGGTCTGAAGTATTACAACGGCGTTCTGCCCGATGGTCAGCCGGATAACATCGTGTTCGTGAATGACGTTGCGTGGGGCGGTGGCGATAGTCTGAGTATGCCGATTGCATACGTGTACGGTTCCGATGTGTACATCCACGATTGGATTTTCGACAAGCGGGACAAGAGCCACACGAAACCTCGCGTGGTGGCGAAGATTCTACAGCACAAGGTGAAGATGGGTCGCACGGAAGCGAATAATGGTGGCGACGAGTACAGCGATGACGTGTATCGCATCCTGCGACAGGAGCATGGGTACTCCATTAACATGAGCCACAAGAAAGCGCCCACGAACATGGCGAAGATGACACGCATCGAGCAACACGCTCCGACGATTCGGGATTTCTATTTCCGCGACATGAGCTGCCGTGACGAGGATTATCGTAAGGCTATGAATGAGGTGACCGGCTTCAGCTTCACATCGAAAAACCTCCACGACGACGCTCCCGATAGCTTGGCGATGCTGGTTGATTATCTGAGCGGTGGAATTAAGTCGGTAAGTGTGGCAAAACGCCCGTTCTAAGCGGATATTGTGTATTATCGCCCTTGATAAGGCGTATAGGATGGAGCGATAATGTATACGAGAAAATAGAACGATTGGGGTTAGTGCGCCCTACGGGTTACTGACAGAAACATAAAGGCGGTGAGCGAACTGGAAACGAGACAGTTGTTTGGTAGAAGACAAATCTATACTGACGTGGAAACGATCACCGCTGAAAATGTGGTTGAAGTCCTGCGTCAGGCGCTGAATGACCACGCCGTGAATCAGGGTGACATTCAGTATCTGTGGGATTACTACCGTGGTAAAACTCCCATCTTGCGCAAGAAGAAGGAAGTTCGCGAGAACATCAACCACAAAATCTGCGTGAACAGAGCCAACGAAATCGTAACCTTCAAGCGAGGCTATGGTTTCGGCGAACCTATCCAGTATATCAGCCGAGGCACGAACGATGACATCTCCGATGAAATTGCGGAGCTGAATGAGCAGATGTTCCTTGCCGGTAAACAGGCAGAGGACAGCGCACTGGCTGAGTGGCTGTATGTCTGCGGTCTGGGTATGCGAATGGTTCTGCCTGGTAAGACGGCTGACGAACCCGTTCACGTGTACACGCTTGACCCTCGACACAGCTTCGTTGTTCGGTACAACGGCCTGGGTGAGCCTATCGTGATGGGCGTTAAGACGATTATCCGACAGGATGGTCACACTCTGGTACATAGTGTTTATACGCGGGATATGTACTTCGAAATCGAGAATGGTGCGATTAAGAAGTCTGAAGGTCACGTGCTTGGCATGGTGCCTATCTTCGAATATCCTGCGAATCGCGCTCGTCTGGGTGCATTCGAGGTGGCTCTGCCTCTGCTGGATGCTCTGAACGAAGTCGAGAGTAACCGCTTG